ACATTGTTAAAGATGACTGGTTTAATCCATCTGTTGACTTCAAAAAAATGTCCGAATAAATTGTTTTGATAATTCGGAATAATTGGTAACTTAGCATCCTTATTGATCTCTACGTATCCGGGACGTATGTAGAGGTTTACACAAATCTCTAATTGGGGTTTTGGCCGTCCCGGGCTGATTCCCCAATTTCTTTTTTATGGCGTATTCCGATTTACTGAAAGATCCCCGATGGCAAAAGAAACGCCTTGAGATTTTTAGCCGTGATGAGTGGACTTGCCTTAGCTGCGGAAGGGAAGATGAAACACTACACGTACATCATTTAGCATACCTTAAAGGGCTTGACCCGTGGGAATATGATAACCATTTTCTGGTTACTTATTGCGAAAAATGCCACGAAACAGAACACTGTATAGGCAGCAATATAGATGAAAATCTAATTGATATTATAAAGCAGAACACGCTTTTAATAAAACCACTATCACAACTTTGCGTTCTTTTAGAAAAGTTTCCTCCCTTCGCTAATCAGTTGCGAGACTTTTTAAATACCAACATGATGATCTATTTACAGGAAATGAAAAAAATAGAAGATGGAATTAAAAAAGGAACAACTTAGCACCGGATTTATAAAGCTATACAGGTCGGTACGGTCAAACTGGTTGTGGGAAGAAAGCGTAAAAAAGTCTAAACTTGAGGCGTGGATTTACTTACTTTTCGCAGCTTCATACAACGGTCAGAAAATAGTTGACGGTAATCAAATTATTGAACTAAATAGGGGACAGGTTTTAACAAGCCAGGACCGCCTTTCCACTGATTGGGGATGGCCAAGAAGTAACGTAAGAAGGTTTTTAGACTTATTGCAGCGTGATGGCATGATCTTGGTAAAATCTGGCCAGAAAATGACCATCATAACTATTTGTAACTATGATACTTATAACGACCGGAGGCCAGAAAGTGGCCAGAAAGTGGCCAAAGAGTGGCCAGAAAGTGGCCATATAGAAGAAGGCTTAGAAGAAAGCATAAAGAAAGAAGAAGAAGTAAAGTGGAAGCCAACCGTTGAAAATATTATTAAACTGATGGCATACCATTCAAACCAACTTGGTAAACGATTAACCGGCAGAACCCTTTCGATCGAAGCCGAAAAACTGGTAAACAAATACCCTGACCTGAAAGTTGAAAGCGGAAACAAATTAGTAAAGGCATGGATTAGGAACATGACAAACGATCCAATTATATGAAAAACTGGGACAAATACGGAATTGACATTAGCAAGGTCAGGGGCGGCAAAGGCTTTTGCCCAAAGTGCCACAGCGAAAGAAAGAACCATAACGACCGGGAATTATCGGTAAACGTAGAAAGAGGGCTTTTTAATTGTCACCACTGCGGGTATGCCGGTTGTGTCATCCCGTTTGCAAATCCTAAAAAAGAGTACACGAAGCCGCAGCCCAGGTTGCAAAAGGTATCTGATGAACTGGTTAAGTGGTTTGAAGAAAAAAGGGGCATATCAAACAACACGCTTTTGAGGTTTGGTATCACCGAATCGGTAGAGTGGATGCCGAAAGCAGGATCAGAAATCAGGGTAATTTGCTTTAACTACCTGAAAGACGGCGAATTAGTAAACATAAAATTCAGGGGAAAGGATAAGGATTTTAGGCTGAATAAGGATAGCGAGTTGATTTTCTACAACTTGGATGCAATCAAAGGCGAAAAAGAGGCAGTGATTGTTGAAGGGGAAATGGATTGCCTTGCTCTTTATGAGGCCGGAATTTACAACGTTGTGAGCGTTCCCAACGGGGCAAACAAGGGCAGCCAGAAGCTTGAGTACCTTGATAACTGCTGGCAGTATTTTGAGGATAAGGAGCGGATTATCCTGATGACGGACAATGACGAACCTGGGCAATCACTCAGGGACGAAATAAGCCGCAGATTAGGCCGGGAGCGTTGTTTTAAGGTGAAATACCCGGAAGGGTGCAAAGATGCCAACGATACGCTTCTAAATGGCTCTAAAACGATTCTGAGAGAGGTTTACGAATCAGCCGCCCAGTGGCCAATAGATGGGGTTTTTACGACCGAGGAAATGTTTGAGGACGTTTTACGGTTCTATCAGGATGGCTATCCAAAAGGAACGAGTTTAGGAATACCGCAGTTTGACGAGTATTTAAGCCTTGTCCCTGGCCAGTTGACGGTGGTTACCGGGATTCCGGGCAGCGGGAAAAGCGAGTTTGTGGATTACATGGTGGTACAGGCAGCGAAGCTGAACGAATGGAACTGGGGTTTGGTTGGGTTTGAGCAACCGGCAGTCATTCACTTTACGAAGCTGATTGAAAAGCACGCCGGAAAGTCATTCGGATTCAGGAAAAACCCGGATCACCGGATCAGCCAGATGGATCTTGAAAACGGGGTTGGTTTTGTGGATAGGTACTTTAGCTTTTTGAAGGTTGATGAAATTGATGTGACTATTGACGGGCTGATTGAAAAGTTTACGGAACTGGTTAAGCGGAAAGGGATTAAGGGGTTAGTAATTGACCCGTGGAATTATATTGAATATAAGGCCGCAGGTGGACAGTCTGAAACCCAGTACATAAATGAGTGCCTGACTAAGTTAGTACGGTTTTTGAAAACTTACGATGTACACGGCATACTGATTGCGCACCCAACGAAGCTAAAAAAGGAGGGCGGAAAATACGAGATGCCAACGCTTTACAGCATTTCCGGATCAGCACACTTTTTTAATAAAACCCATAACGGGTTTGTGGTGTACCGGGATTTTGAGAGCAACGTTGTTGATATAAGTATTCAGAAGGTAAAGTATAGTTGGCTTGGGAAAATCGGATCAGTGTCGTTTAATTACAATACTGACACAAGACAGTACGCGCCAATGTTTTAATTACTAAAAACACAACCAAATGTTTAACGTGATTTCAATGAAAGGGGAGGATCAGAGAAAATAATTTTGTCCGGTAAAACATTTTATATACTTTTGATAAAATAACCTACACATGAGCAAAGCTACTTACCTACACTTTTTGCAATCCAAAATTAAAAACCATATCTATTCCGGTTTTGATATTTCGATTGAATCACTTAATCACAATCTTTTTGACTTTCAGAAGTTTATTGTAAAGCGGGCATTGGGTTCCGGTAAATACGCAATATTCGCCGATTGCGGATTGGGTAAAACTCTTATGCAGCTTGAATGGGCGCATCAGGTAGTAATGAATACCGGTAAACCTGTACTGATTTTAACGCCTCTTGCCGTATCAGGGCAGACAATTTCAGAGGGTAATAAATTTCATATTGAAGTCACAAAGCTGCATCCTGAAAATTACGGCAAAGGCGAAATTCCTGCCGCCGTTTACGTGAGCAATTACGAGCAACTTGAAAACATTAATACTGATGAATTTTCAGGTATTGTACTTGATGAAAGCAGCATCCTTAAAAACTTTGAAGGTCAGACAAAGAAACTTATTTTAGAATGTTTTAAAGATACTCCGTATAAGTTAGCTTGCACCGCTACGCCTTCCCCTAACGATCCGATGGAATTAGGCAATCATAGCGAGTTTTTAGATGTTATGAGCCGCAATGAAATGCTGGCAATGTACTTTGTTCATGATGGCGGCGAAACTGCTAAATGGAGGTTAAAGGGTCATGCCGTTAAACTATTTTATCAGTTTATTGGTACATGGGCTATCATGCTGAATAAACCTCAGGATATTGGGTTTACTATGGAAGGGTATGACCTTCCTTCGCTGAATATAATCGAAAAACAAATAACTACTCCAAAGCGTGATAACGGTACGCTATTTAACGATGCCATTATTTCAGCTACTAATTTTAATCAGGAGTTAAGGCTTACTAAGATCGAAAGGCTCTCCGAAGCTGTTAAGCTGGTTAATGAAACGACTGATGAGAATTTTATAATCTGGATTAAGCAGAACGAGGAAGGCGACGAACTTAAAAGGCTTATCCCTGGTTCTATTGAGGTGAAAGGGTCAGACAGTCCGGAGTACAAAGAAAAAATGTTATTGGGGTTTGCTAATAATGAGTTCAGGGTACTAATTACTAAAACAAAGATTGCCCAATTTGGACTGAATTACCAGAACTGCCGGAATCAGATTTTTGCTTCTTTGGATTTTTCATTTGAGGGACTTTATCAGGCAATCCGACGGTCATACCGTTTCGGTCAGAAAAACGAAGTAAATATCTACCTGATTACAACAGATACAATGTCGAATGTAAAACTTTCAATAGACACCAAACAAAAACAATTTGAAATCATGCAAGACGAAATGAGCAAAGCCATAAATGCAAACCTTAATAACGTAACGCTTCAACAATCGGACTACGATACTGATCCGGTTGAAAATGAATGGTACAAAATTAAACGGGGCGACTGCGTACAGTTGATTGATGAAATTGATAATGAGAGTGTAGGATTTTCTATATTCAGCCCTCCTTTCGCTGAACTTTATACATACAGTAGCCATGTAGAGGACATGGGAAATTCAAAGGACTATAAAGAGTTCCTTACTCAGTTCGGGTTCCTTGTATCAGGTATTCACCGTATTTTAAAGGCTGGCCGTAATGTTGCCGTCCACTGCATGGATTTACCAATTCAAAAGGGTAAAGAAGGTTTTATCGGGCTTCGTGATTTCAGCGGGCTTATCCTGAAAGCATTTGAACAGGCTGGATTTATTTATCATTCACGGGTTACAATCTGGAAAGATCCAGTTGTTGAAATGCAGCGGACTAAGGCATTGGGATTGCTTCATAAGCAGGTAAAAAAGGATAGCACTATGAGCAGGGTTGGCATACCTGATTACCTGATGATATTCAGAAAGGACGGCGAAAGGACTGACCCTGTAAGATGCACAATCAATGTAGACACATGGCAAAAATACGCTTCACCTGTTTGGATGGACATTAACTATTCTAACACTTTGCAGGGGTTCCGTGATGGCCGTGATGATAACGATGAGAAGCATATTTGCCCGCTTCAACTTGACACAATAGAAAGGGCTATCCATCTTTACACGAACCAGGGAGATACCGTATTTACCCCGTTTATGGGCATTGGCAGCGAAGTTTATCAGGCCGTAAAGATGGGCCGCAAAGGTATCGGTTTTGAACTGAAAGAATCATACTACGATATAGCAAAGAAAAACATGGCCGCAGTTGTTGAATCAAAAAAACAGCTTACTTTATTATGAAAGGCGGCGCAAACATAATCGGATCGGTTCACGCACTCAAACAGGCGCACGATCACCTGATTTCATTCAGGAACGAACACCCCGGCACGAAAGGCGCAAAGCTGGCCGAAAGCTACCTGACCCGGATAAACTGGATAGTTAACGACCTGACGACACACCCGTTTTTGCCGCAGGTGGTCAGGGATGTCATCAAAGCCGAATGGCAGTCGGACGTGTGGGCGGTCCCGGCAATAGCTGAAAAGGTGGTCATGCTCGAACCGGGGCAGCGGGACAATCTGGAATTGCTCGTCGATGCGCTGCTGACCGGGGAAACGATAACTGTGACAAAATAAATCAGCTGTTTTATTTGGCTGGTAAAACAATTTAAACCAACTTAGCGGAATGACACACGGTTCAACTTTTACGGGGATTGGCGGGTTTGATCTGGCCGCTGAATGGATGGGTTGGGATAACGTGTTTCATTGTGAGTTTGATAAACGTAAAAGAGTACACTTAGAACGAAATTTCCCTAATTCTAAAAGTCATGGAGACATCAGAGAAACAGATTTCACTACCTATAAAGGACTTAATGTCTTGTCAGGAGGTTTCCCATGCCAAGACGCAAGCCAGGCAAAACAAGATGGCAAAGGTCAACAAGGGCTACAAGGTGCAAGAACAGGCCTCCTTTTTGAAATGCTTAGAGCAGTCAGAGAATCAAGAACAAAATACGTTGTTGCCGAAAATGTGGCAAACATTCTTAAAACTAACAAAGGGAGAGACTTTAGAACAATACTCGGTGAGCTGGCCGCAATGGGGTACAATGCAGAATGGAGAGTTTGTAGAGCATCAGAAGTCGGTGCGCCCCATCAGCGTTCCAGGTTGTATTTGGTTGCTTACCCCATCAGCATCAGAAGAAAAAAGGGAGAAACTTTCTTCTCCTATGTTCACGAGAAGACATTACCGTTCACCTGGAAGCCTTTCGGAGCAACTATACAGATTAGTAGGGGGGCAAAATGGAGTACTGAACCCCCAATTTTATGCATGGATGATGGGGTTTCCAATAAACTGGTTAGGGAGCATTTACACGGATACGGGAACGCCGTAGTACCTGAGATACCATACAGAATATTTAAAGCAATAGAACAATTTGAAAAAGCATTAAAATGATCTCAGTCATCTACCCACTCGGAACCGGCAGCAAATGGCAGAATAATGAACTGCGGTATTCTCTCCGCTCGCTGTCAAAAATCAGCGGCATCGGTGATGTGTTTATAGTCGGGGAAAAACCGGATTGGGTTCGCAATGTAATTCACATACCACGCAAGGACGTGCCGTTCCGCAAAGAATACAGCATCTATACTAAAATCATGGCTGCGGTGAATGATGACCGGGTAAGTAATTGTTTCCTTTTTATGAACGACGATCATTTTTGCCTGAAGGATATGGATGTCACGGATATTGAGAATTACGCATCCGGGACTTTGGAGGATGAATATAACCGGCGGCATGGTCACTACAAAGCGGCGTGTAAGAATACGCTATCACTATTGCAGGATATTTTTCCGCTTGAATACCCGTACTGTGATGTCCACACTCCTATATTGTACTGGAAAGGCTTTTGGAATGGCATAAGCAAGGTTATTGAACCTAAAACAGAATACGTCCTTAAGTCTTTATACGCCGGGTTCGCAGGTGTGCATACGGTTGAAATAACCGACCTGAAAATTAACAAGCCGATGCAGTACGGTGAAATCATTGCGAAGCTGGCAGACCGCAAATTCTTTTCAATCGGCGATTACGGCGTATGCCCGGACATGAAAAGAGTAATGAATGAACTTTACCCGCAAAAATCAAAATACGAGATATGAAACTCCTATTAACCACCCCTTGTCTTACCAGTCATGGGGGCATTCACAATATCCTTGAACTCGCTAACCAGTTCGCTGACCGTGGGCATGATGTTACGGTTTACGATCAGTCCGGCAACGGGCGGCAAACGTGGTACCCGATTCGCTGCAAGGTGACTGATAAACTGGATTACAATTATGACCGTGTGATTATCGGAAGCCCGCACGCCGCGCCGTTTATTAGCCGCTTCATTGATGCAGGGGCGAAGGTAATAACATGGCTGCAAATGATTGAACACTGGTTCCGGCCAACGGATATACCGTTTTACGAGCACTCCAAAAAGTTTTACGACGGTCCGAATATGATTTCAAGTGCAACATGGGGGCTGAATGTCATCGGTCGGCAGGATGCAACTGTACTGCCAACGGGAATAAACCCGGAAGTATTTCAGTATTACAAAACGGACAAGGATTACAAAACTATCTGCCTTGAAAGCCCGGAGCCTACAAATCCGGTGAAGGACGTTGATCGCAAAGCCATCTATGCGGCACTGCATCTGAAAAGATTGGGTTACAAGATAATAGGATTCGGTGCTTTGCCGCTGAAAAAGGACGCAAAGCCGGTTTTTGATGAGTACTACATAAAGCCATCGGTCAGCCTGATTAATTCCATGTACGGGCGGGCATCCGTTTTGCTTAAATGCACTAAGTACGATTTTCGCAGTACAGCACCGCTTGAAGCCATGACAAAAGGAACTGTCACGGTACGGGCAATCACTCAGGGCGACGAAGACCTAACAAAAGAGAATAGCGTGCGGATGCTGTATAGTGTTCCGTCGCATGAGATTGCATTGCAGGTACATGACTTACTAAACGACCGGCTGCGGTATGCGAGATTACAGGACGGGTGCATTGCGACTGCGGAAAGTTTGAAGTGGGAAAATATTTTTGGACAATACGAAAAAGTTATATTATGAGCAGCGAAGATTCAAAAAGAACGATGTACGACAATATTGGGTGCTTCTTTATTTCCTTGACTATTGCCGTTTTATTAGCCACCTGTAAATATCTATGTTAATGACAGACCTTTGCATCATTGCGATAAAGTACGAAGAACCTGAATATCAGCAGACGGTTGATTGTATTAATAAATCCGGTGTTTCTTTTTTCTTTGTTAGCCGTGTCCCGTCAGGTATTGGTTCACTTGCCGAAGCTATTAATTCAGCAGTTGATACAGTTGCAACGGCGTGGCCTAATTTCCGATATTTCTGGATTGTTACAAACATCACATTTGCCCCAGACGTTCCGGCCAAACTCCTGCAAACAATCAAAGAACACAAGGCCGCAGCGGTTCACCCGCAGTTTGCCAGTGACCATAAGCACATCCGGGAAGGCCAGGGAGTTAAAAGTGTTCCGTTCGTAGAGTTCACCGCCGCAATGATTGACATTGAGCAGTGGCAGCCACTCGATGAAAAGATGCCGTATTGGGGTCACGACCTCGATCATGGGTATAGGGTCAATCAGGCCGGGGGAACTATTTTAGTTGACCATGCGGTGACTATTGACCATGTGTATATCCGGAACGCAAAGAGGCATCAGATAACCATGAAGCGGCTTGAAATGCGGCGGGCAACTGACCGGCAGACATCGGAGCGACTAAAGGAAAAATACGGCGCAAAGTGGCGGGAAATCATGTACCCCAAAACAGAAAAGCAGATAGGCCACTTTTACAAACAGGCCACCGCTGAAATAGTCAAAACATCGGCCCGGATTATAGCGGTTGATCTTGACGGGGTGCTGACCGATGGGAAGTTCATAATTGACCATAAAGGGAATGTTAGCAAGTCATTCAGCAGTTTGGATCTTGCCGGTATTAAAGAACTGATTGCCTACGGGTATGAGGTGCATATAGTGACCGCTTCAAGTTGGCCGGGGGCTGATAGTTATATCCGCAAAACCGGGGCGGTGCTGCATGTTATCAGGGACAAGTCAGAACTACCTGTAAGGCCTGATATTGCGATTGGCGACAGTGCATGGGATATTCCGATGCTGCGGACTTCCGGGTCTGCCTATTGCCCTGCGGATGCGGTAAAAGAGGTTAAGGAGTTGCCGGGAGTGGTGACGCTGGAAACGGCGGGCGGCGGCGGGGCGATGATGGAGGTTGCCCGGATATTGTGCCGATAAAAAAAGTCTGCAAATAATTTGGCGGTAAAAGATATTGTACTATCTTAGCAGTCTAAACCGATAAAAAATGCCACAGGAAACCTACAACCCGATTACTACCTTAGTCGTTCTGACCTCCCTTTTTTGCGCCTTTGCGTTTTTCCATTGGATTATCCCGATGCTTTGCGAAGACTACCGGGAAACGCACCCGACTGCGAAGAAGCCAACAAAGGCAGAGATAGCCCACCGTAATGAGATCGACCGGCTGCTGATGCCGGAGGAACTGGAAACCGCAGCGAAGGTAATTAGTTTAGATAACCACTAAAACGCAATATCATGATAACAGTAAAAAAAACAACCGAAGAAAAACAGGAACCTAAACCGTTCCCAAAGCTTATGATTTCTGAAACTGGCAACATCGTTTTATTTTCCGAACCCGATTTTGGCACTTTAATAGTTCCAAGTTCTACAATCGGTAAAGAAATAGGGTATTGGCATGAATCATGGGATACCGAAGTTTTCACCGATTATAACGAACCAATTACAATACAAAACGCATGAAACGCCTACTTATCCTGCTGATCGTACTGATCGCCGCAATCAAAATTGTTAACCTGATAGCTGATAAATATTCGTTATGATAATAGCACTAATAATTACCGCCTACCTGATAGGCTCTGTATTGTCATACGTTTTTTATAGGTACAGAACTAAAAAACTTTTTAATTCATGGAATGTTTCAGATAGAAAATTTGGTTTGTTTATTTCCTTATTTTCTTATGTAGGAGTTTTTGCGGTTTTTATGTCTGATGTATTTGACGAAGATAACAAACCCGCTAAATGGTAAACCTATGACCGCACAACAACTATACGACCTGCTGGCAGACTTGCAGGATGACGGGCTGAACCTGTCTGAGATCCATTTGGCCTACCCTTCGCAGAATCCGGGGACGGTACACGAACGGATTGAGCATACCGAGATCGTGCAACTCCCAGGCTCCCATGTTACCGAAATCGTGTTTATGACCGATGATGACAAGAAAATTTATCTGGAGTTGCTGAATACCGAGTTTGCGCCGGTCATGGTAGCAACACAAGGCGAAGGTGCGGTGATCGTGGAAGGGTTGAAACCCCTTTAGCCGATATACTTTTGATAATCTATAATTTGAACAAATGAAAGATATAAATTGCCCGTATTGCGATGCAGAATTAGACATATGCCATGATGATGGTTTTGGATATGAAGAAGGTGTAAAGCACGAAATGGAATGTGATAAGTGTAATAAGCGTTTTGTATTTGAAACAAGCATATCTTTTTATTACGAACCATATAAAGCAGATTGCCTTAATGATGGCGAACACGATTGGTTTGCAACAACTACAATACCGAGAGAATGGACAAAAATGGAATGTAGAGGATGTGGGGAAACAAGGAAACCGACAGATGAAGAAATGAATAATATTTTAGGTAAAACCAAGTAACATGGAAATTAAAGTAACAAGCTGTGCGGATTGCCCGTTTGCTGAGTGCGACTATGACGGAACTTTAGAGTACTACTGCGAGCATTTTAATACCCCGCTTTATAATGTTAATGAGTACTATGAAACAGAATCCATTCACCCATCCTGCCCTCTCAAACAACAGTCTATAACCGTTAAACTGGAAGAAAATGCACGCTGATTTAAAAGGAGCATTGGAACAAATAAACAAAAGCTATAAGTCTTTCAGGCATCGTGGACTGAAATTGTCCAAAGAACAAGTGCGCAAAGTATTGGAATATGGTATAAACAAAGGTTATAAAACCACATCCGAATTAACCGATACAGAGGTTGATCAGGTTTTAAAAAACAAAGGAGGTGAATTATGCCACTAACTAAACAGCAACTATTAATCCCCCGTGTGCTTTGCATTGGCACGAAAGAGGGGGAGCCGAACTATCCAGACAGCCCGTTTTGTGTAGGCGATATACTTACTTATTTAGATGGTATGTATTTCGACAAAGATAATAATTGTGGAATAAGCACTTACGATATAATCGGATTTCCACATCTTTTCAGTCTCCTTCAATGGTGGGAAAAAAGGAAGGTTAATGACTTGCCGCAGTATGTGAAAGATGAAAATGGTGAAGTTTGGAAAGTAACTAAATATTTTATAGATTCTTCTGTTGCTTGTTTTTATACCGGGGAACTTGAAAAGGAAGGATGGCTAAAGGGTACAGAAACTCCGTTTAACCTTTTAGCGGTTGAACCCGCAGACGAATCGGATTATCAGGAATACCAAAAACAAAAGCAATGACACCGCAGCAGCAATATGAAAATGAAACTGGCAAAAGTATATGGAAAATAAAAGACCACACATACACGGATGAATATTCGATATGGATTAAGAAATACGCAAAAAACTCAGACAGTCCAGAGGCTAAAATAATTCGTGAGTTTTCAAATAAGTTAAAACAAAAGGAGGCAAAATGAAAAACCGTAACGCCGTCTCCCGTATGAAGCGGGTGGTGAAGGGGAGGCATTGGATCGGGGACAGGTACAACCTTTGGTGGGCGTGGTTTTATTTTAGGGACGATATATCACTTAATGCAGAAATACCTTTTTAACCGCCTCCGGGCATAAATAAACTGAAATGACATACAAAGAACTGAAAGACTTTTTAGTAACACTGACCGAAGAACAGTTAAACCAAACAGTAGTTGTTTTTCGTGATGATGAAGAACAAGGGGAACCCGTAGACAGTTGGGATATAACCCCCGAAGATATTTATTGGACAGACGATGGCGATTGCTGCGGCCCATTGGATGTTGCGAAAGAATCTGCCAAAGACGAAGGTATTGAGTGGGAAGAAGCTGTTAAGGATTTGGTTATGGCTCCCGCAGGACAAGTTAGCCTATACGTTGTAACAGAAAACCAATGACTGACCCCAACGACATAGATAACCAATAACCCCCAAAGCCATGACCACAACCCTGCAAGACCACTTAGAAACATTTAGGACAAGCTACCCCATAACAAAGTGCTTGGTAGACCATGATAGGATAACCTATGTATTCAGCACCTTCAATAACGCTTACAGGTCAGCTACCGATGCCAATATGCTAATCCAAAGACTTAAACTTCCCCTTGTAGCCATACACTACGGGAGCAACGGATTTTTTACAGTGCAATCAAATGAAACGGAAGCATGATTGAAATGAAGCTACGGGCCTACGAATTGGAAGTAGGGGACTTGTTTATAAAGCAGGGAACCCAATACCGTGTTATGAAGATAGCTGACGGTAAAATATTCTATGACCACAGAAGATGCGGAAGTAATTCATACATAGGGGCTAAAAGCATGGAGTGGGTAATGTGGACAGGGAAGTACAAACCCAAAGGTAGGCCACCCGCAAAGCCCAAAAAACGAAGCCTGAACCCCAAAAAGCCAATGATACCCGTAAGGGTTACAACTCCTGATGGAAAGCACGTAGGTTCTTTCCGGTCAATAAAGCAAGCAGCCCGTGAACTAAAAATAGACTACAAGTACATAGAACGGTACATAAAAAAGGAACTTGTAAAAGAGAAGCACCCCTTTAAATTTGAGAAAATAATTGTACCTTCGACATAGCTTTCATTTGGACAACATGGTGGTTTGTTTTGCCCCGGTAAGTGGTTGCCGGGGCTATTTTTCTTGCATAAACCAATGATTTACCGTATTTTTGAACCTAACCAAATGATGTTTTATGCCTTTTAAACCGAAAGGAACCTACCCTAAAGCAGAAACGGCAAGAAAATACAGGGAACAGTACGGGGACAAGACACCAACTGCCGCATTAGCTGAAAAAATGTATAACGAAAATAAGGCTCTTTTTAAAAGCAAAGAGGACGCAAGGTATTCTCTTAGATACATAGAGGGGAAAGCCGGTAAAAAAAATAAGGAGTTTGTAAAAAACGACAAGTTTTTTAAAGAAGAAAAAAGGTCTACTTGCCCATACACAATCCCCGCCCCCGATAGTGAAGAACTACTCCCAATGGTTTTGCCGACTTCGTTTAATAACTTCATATTCGCTTCCGACTTCCATATCCCAAATCAAACAAACCCTAAACGAATATGACACCGCAACAAAAGAAAGCTGATGAACTGGTTGAAAGGTTTTGGGTATATGCAGCCGCTAACCAAAACGGTAGTTGGAAAAACGCCATCCAATGCGCCATTATTTGCGTAGAGGAGATAATGAAAGCAGAACCGTCTTACCCATGTCCTGAAGGTTATTACGAATTACATTCAGACAGAACAGACGAAGCTAAATCAATTTGGCAATCAGTCCTTAACGAACTAAAATCAAGGGTATGAAAGTACATAAAGACATATACGAAGACATAAAGTACAAAGCAGAAATGGAACCAATGTTTATTGATAACGTTTCAAAATTAAGAGATAAAGCTATTGCCGCAATACGAGAGTATAGGATAGCTAATGCTGGCAAAAAAATGTTTTACGAAAAAAGGAAGGTTTACGAAGATTTCCTAAAAGAATTAGAACCTATTGAACCAGAAACCACAGGCAACCAAACAGCGTGCTAACCGTTATCAACTTCCCGGTAGTTCAACTCCCAATGGATGCGTTATATTTTAGGAATTTTATTTGTTCTGTCGTTTGTCCCCCTACCACATAGGTATGAGGTATCGGTTCCTAATATTAATAGTGGGGGATGCGGGTACTATGCTTATTATTTATCTGGTAAACTTCCGGGGTCAACTATTGTGGGGATAAGGGGGAATACTCACTACATGGTTTATCGTAACTGGTTTTACTATGATGGTAGAGGGGCTTATCTACCCCATGTAATATGGCTATGGTCAAAGGGGGATATAGAACCCATAAGCAGGGAAGAACTAAGGGAACTACTCAATGACCGTTCTATTTGGAATACAAAGTTTGATTTGAGGGACACGGCTATTTTTCGTTAAGGTCTACCCATCTAAACCCGCAGTCCCATAAAATATTTGCTAATTCTGTTGCCCTTGCGTTAATTGTTATTTCAGGTAGCTTGGGAAACTGACAATGTAAGATTTCGTGAACCACGGTGTCGAGATATATTTTCCCGGTAATGCGTTCGTCTATTTCAATTATTCTTTCGTCCTTCCATGCTTGCCCGTATGCTTTCTCCCTACCTAATTTCCGGTGTATTACCTTTATAGGCTTTTTCTTGGGTTTCATTTTTCTTCCTCCCGGTTAGCGTACTCCCCAATTTCGATGATTTTTGCATAGCCCTACACGACATAGAGGAACAGATAAAAATAGAAGATGAACTTATGATGCAGGAAATTGGGGAGTACGCTAACCGGGAGGAA